CTCCTGGCTCGTGCTCTGGATTGTCCGATTCCATCCCAGCTAGTTCCTTGTCCGATCCCGCAGTCTGAGGCCGTGGGAGCCCGTGGCCCTCTGCCGATGCCCGATAACGTCCGCGCTCTGCACGGATCGACCACCCGCACCCCGCCTCCGTCTCCCAAACCCGTCCGCGGGGTCCCCGAACCGGCCTCGTGGGTGCCTGAGATCGGTAAAGAGGCGTGGTTCCGTGCCGCGACGGAGCTTCACCGGCTGCATCTTCTCGCCAAGACCGTCGACGTCGACTTCGCGACGCTCTACGCCGACACCTATGCGAAGTGGGCCACGATCGCCCAGCTCGTGAACGGCGGCTCGATGCTCGCGACCGGCCAGAAGGCTCAGGACCGCAAGCATCCGGCGATGCAGCTCTACCGGGAGCTATCGACGCAGCTCCTGTCGCTCCAGGTTCAGACGGGGATGACGCCGAACTCCCGCCTGCGGATGAAGGCGCCGGAGATCGAGGAAGATGGCTCCGATGCCGACCTCCTCGACTGAACCCAAGACCTGGAAGGCGCTCAGACAGTCCCCGCCCTATCCCAAGTGCCCCTCTCCGACGTGGCAGCGGCCCCTTATCACCACTGTGGGCCGGCGCAAGCCCGCCGGCGCACGGTATGACCCACTCGCGGCAGATCGGGCCGTGGCGTTCTTCCACCTGCTGCCGCTGATCGACGGGGAGCACGCAGGGGAGCCGTTCGACCTACTGCCGTGGATGGAACACGAGATCGTCCGGCCGCTGTTCGGGTGGATGCGGGCCGACGGGACGCGGCTGTACCGCGAGGCATATCTGCGGGTGGCGCGTAAGAACGCGAAGTCAACGCTCTGCGCCGGGATCGCGGGCAAGCTCACGTTCGCCGATGGGGAGTCCGGGGCCCGTGTCTACGCCGCGGCGGTGGACCGGGACCAGGCCAAAGAGGTCTTCGAGACCTACAAGGACATGATCGTCAGTTCCAGGTCGATGAACCCGACCCAGAACCGGCGCGTCAAGGTGCTGCAACGCTCGATCATCTACCAGCCGAAAGACCTCGAGGGCGCCCCGGCCCGCTTCCGCATCCTTTCGGGCGAGACGAAGAACAAGGATGGCCTGAACATCTCCGGCGGCATCATCGACGAGCTCCACGCACACCCCACGCGGGAGATGTACGACCTGCTGAACCAGGGAACCGCCTCCCGCCGCCAGCCGTTGATCTTCTCCATCTCCACCGCGGGGGTGTACTCCAAGGACAGCGTGTGCGTGGAGCGCGACCGCTACACCCGACAGGTGGCGGAGCGCCAGATCAAGGACCCGGCGTTCCTCGGCGTGATCTATGCGCTCGATGAGGGGGATGACTGGCGCGACGAGGATGTCTGGATCAAGGCGAACCCCGGTCTAGGGGTGACGATCCCGCTGGAGTTCCTGCGGCGAGAGTGCGCTAAGGCGGAGTCTTCCCCCGCGGCGCAGAACGCCTTCCGAACCAAGCATATGAACGAGTGGACCCAGCAGACGATCCGCTGGATCGACCTGGGGACGTGGGATTCCTCCGCTGGACTGCTCGACGAGGTCGGACTCGCGACCAAGCCGTGCTTCGGCGGACTCCACATCGGCTCCTCGACGGGCCTCGCGGCTTGGGTGCTGGTGTTCCCCGACGGTGAAGGGGTCAGGGTCTTACCCCGGTTCTTCATCCCAGCCGAGTCGGTGAGCACGGACCCGCAGATGCGGGAGTGGGCCGAGCGCGGGCTTGTGAACGTCACCGATGGAGACGTGACGGACTACGCCTTCATCCGCGAGCAGATCGTCGCCGACGCGGGCAAGTATGAGCTGCGGGGGATGAACGTGAGCATCGTCTACCGCGGCTCTGGGTTGGCCCAAGATCTAGTGGAGCTGTTCGGCGTGAACGCTGTTCAGTGGTTCCGCACGACGTTCCCCGGCTTCGCGTTGTCGACGCGGGAGTTCGACAGGATGCTCGTCGCGAAACTCATCACGCACGGCGGGAACGCGGTTCTTAGACAGCAGGCTGACGATGTAGCTGTGCGACGTAACGTCGATGGCGACGTCAGGCCAGACACCGAAGCCTCCCAAGGTCCCATCTCCGGGATCGTGGCGATGCTGATGGCCCTTGACCTGCATCTGCTCGATGAGGGTCCCGCAGAGCCCATGGTCACCTGGGCATGAGCATCTTCAGCCGCAAGAAGCCTGAGGAGCGCGACGCCTACGGGTTCGCGCAGTGGATGTCTGACTACTTCACCTACGCCGGCAACCAGTACGGGATAAGCCTGCAGCAGACCTTGCAGGGCAACGCGGAGACCATCTCCCAGGGCTTCGCCGGGCTATCGACGGGAGCCTTCGGCTCGAACGGGATCGTCTTCACCTGCATGTCGGTGCGGATGCGCGTCTTCTCCGAGGCGCGGTTCATGTTCCAGAACTTCAAGAAGGGCCGTCCCTCCGAGCTGTTCGCCCTTCCCGCGCTCGACATCCTGGAGCACCCCTGGCCGGGAGGCACCACGGGGGACCTGCTCGCGCGCGCGATCCAGGACGTCGACCTGGCAGGGAACTTCTTCGCGGTACGCCGCAGGGACACGATCCGCCGCCTGCGTCCGGACTGGATGAGCATCGTCCTCGGCTCGGATTCCGACGCGGATGTGCAGGCGGGCGACATCGACGCCGAGGTGCTGGGCTACATCTACTCACCCGGAGGTCCTAACTCCGGCCGCGCCAAGGTCGCGCTGCTCGCCGATCAGGTCGCCCACTTCGCTCCGACGCCCGATCCCCTCGCGACGTTCCGGGGGATGAGTTGGCTGCAGCCGGTCATCACGGAGATCGAGGCCGACTCCGCCGCGACGACGCACAAGAAGAAGTTTTTCGACAACGGCGCCACGCCGAACATGGTCGTCAAGCTCGACCCGGCCGTCACCAAGGATCAGTACGACGCGTGGGTGAAGAAGTTCGAGGAGGGGCACACGGGCGTAGAGAACGCCTACAAGACGCTCTACCTCGGAGGCGGGGCCGATGCTACCGTCGTCGGCGCGAACTTCCAGCAGATCGACTTCAAGCAGACCCAAGGGGCCGGCGAGACCCGCATCGCCGCCGCCGCGGGGGTCCCCGACGCGATCGCGGGATTCTCCGAAGGACTGCAGGGCTCCACACTCAACACCGGTAACTTCGCGGCCGCGCGACGCGTCTTCGCCGATGGCACGATGCGCCCGCTCTGGCGGAACTTCGCCGGGTCGATGGAGCGCATCGTTCCTACCCCGTCCAACGCTCGCCTGTGGTACGACACGCGCGATGTCGCGTTCCTGCGGGAAGACGAGAAGGACGCGGCGGAGATCCAGCAGCTCGACACGCAGTCGATCAAGGCCTTGACCGACGCGGGGTACCTCGCCGAGTCCGTCGTGGCCGCAGTGACCTCTGGGGACCTCACCCTGCTCAAGCACTCGGGTTTGTTCTCGGTCCAGCTTCAACCGCCGATGCCTAACGGCCCGCCGGAGATGCAGCCGAACGGCAACGGCCAGCCGGTCATGGCGGATTCCTAGACGAGCATGGGGAGATGACGACGTGAGTGCGGCACCGGATCAGATGCAGCGCCTCCCACGGGAGAACCTCGTGCGCGCCATGCCACGCGGCTCGGTTGAGCTGCGCGATGCCGGGGATGGTGCGATGCCTACGATGGCCGGGCACTTCGCGGTGTTCGACGAGTGGACGCGCATCGACTCGATGTTCGAGGGCACGTTCATGGAGCGCATCGCTCCCGGCTCGTTCCGCAAGACGTTCGCGGAGAACCGCGACCAGATCAAGGTGACGTTCAACCATGGCCACGACCCCTCGCTAGGGGACAAGGTACTCGGCCCCATCGAGACGCTCGCTGAGGACCGGACAGGTGCCTCCTACGAGATCCCGCTTCTGGACACCACGTACAACCGTGAGCTGCTCCCTGGTCTTGAGGCTGGGCTCTACGGGTCGTCGTTCCGGTTCCGGGTGATGCGGGAGGAGATCCAGGAGGAGCCCGGCACCTCCGACCACAACCCCGATGGCCTCCCGGAGCGCACGATCAAGGAGGCCCAGGTCTTCGAGTTCGGCCCCGTGACGTTCCCGGCGTATGCCGGTGCTACCGCCGGGGTCCGCTCATTGACGGACGAACTCATCTTCGACGGCTTTACCCACGACCCGAAACGGCTGGTGGAGCTGATCGACAACACCCGCGCCCTCACGCTCAAGAGCCTGAAGGGCGACCCCGAACCCGCACCGGAACCGGCGCCGGCTGAGACCACCCCGGAACCCGTGAGCGTGGAACCCGAAACGACATCGAAGGAGGACGCAGTGGGCGTCGACATCGAGAGGTTCGCCACAATGGACGACCTCATCGCACGTCAGAAGGAGGTGCAGGCCGAGCTCGAGGCGATCAGCGCCGAGTACGGAGCCCGCGCCTTGGACACCGAGACCCAGGCACGCTTCGATGGCCTCGGTGAAGAGAAGACCGCGCTATCGGAGCGTGTGAAGGACGTAGAGCGCCGGCTGAGCATCGTGGCGGACGGTGGCGGGGGGATCGAGGAGCCAGTGGCTCCCAAGCCCACGACCGATCGTGTCCGTCCCGGGGCACGCAAGCCGGAGAACATCTACGACATGACGTGGTATCGCCAGACCGCGCGTGACGCGGAGGACGAGGCCATGTTGGTCCGCGACGGCGCACGCCGTTCCGTGGACCAGGCCGTGTTCCCCGTGAACAAGGTGGGCCGCGAGACCCTGCAGGAAGGCGTCGAGCGACTGCTGAGCCACGACGATGAGAAGAGCTTCATCGCCCGGCGTATCTTGCAGACAGGCTCCGAACGCTACATGCGGGCCTTCGGCAAGTCGCTGATCGGACAGTTCCTCACGAGTGAGGAAGAGCGCGCTCTGTCGCTCACCACGACCGCCGGTGGATTCGCGGTGCCGTATGTGCTGGACCCGTCGATCATCCCCACGTCGAACTCGTCGGTCAACCCGTTCCGGGCGATCTCGCGAGTGATCCCGATCACGGTGGATGACTGGAAGGGCGTCTCATCGGCAGGCATCACGGCCGCGTTCGCCGCGGAGGCAACCGAGACCACGGACAACGCACCGACGCTCGCCCAGCCCGCCATCTCGACCGAGAAGGCACAGGCATTCGTGCCCTACTCGATCGAGATCGGGATGGA